GTTCTTGAGAAATACAACCAATACTGTGATGCATTAAACAAAAATTGCATTAAAGTTTCCGATGTAATAACCAAGAAGATGGAAGGACGTCCAATAGCATGGATGCGGAACGAGTACCCGTACGATGTTGATAACACCAGGCACTACCTCATATGGAGCACATACCAACTGAGCAACGAAAAGATAAAAGAAATTGCGACGCGGCATGCACAAGGTCGCAAGTTCATTTGTTTTGTAAATCCTGAGTATTTACAGAGCGTGAAGGATATATGGCACGCTCATGTGTTGATATGTGCTTGAATGACACTTATAAAAACGTCGATATACATTTATATCGTCACATTTAAACTTATACTAAGTAACTATCATTTTCATATACAAATGATTGTTGCACACAAAGATGATGAATATTTCCCATATGACGTCACTATGTTCTGGAAATTTTTTCGTTGGGAACAATATAAAATTGGACATATCTATCTTCAATGCTTCAAAAATGGCAAACTATATGCTGGTCAATCTATTCAAATATCAGGAAGGATGAGAGAATATAGTCGTGGTAAAGGAGCAAATCCTCATCATACAAACGCCATAAAACATCATGGATGGTCTAATGTGAACGTGTTGACAATCAAATGCCCTTGGTATATGCTTGACACAATCGAGATCTTCCTCATAGAGTATTATGACCTAACGGATTCCAAGAAAGGATACAACAAGTCATCTGGAGGGCGTAAAAACTGGACACATTCTAAGGAGACCAAGGAAAAAATAAGCGAAGCACTATCCGGTGAGAAGAATCCTATGTATGGGAAGACACTGAATGACGAACACAAGCAAAAATTGAGCGAAGCAAAATCCGGTGAGAAGAATCCTATGTTTGGGAAAACACTGAATGACGAAACCAAGCAAAAAATGAGCGAAGCAAAATCTGGTGAAAAGCATCACTTTTATGGAAAGGAACGCACCGAGGAAACCAAGCGGAAGTTGAGCGACGCACTATCCGGTGAGAAGAATCCTATGTTTGGAAAGGAACACACTGAGGAAACCAAGCAAAAAATGAAGGAAGCAAAGACCGGTAAAAAGAATACAACATCCAAGAAAGTGTATCAGTATACTCTTGATGGCACGTACGTTGACTCCTATGCTTCGGGTGGAGAAGCGGCACGAGCTCTTGGAAAGACTGATGGGTCTTCGATAAGCAGGTGTGCTTGTGGAGATCGCAAGTCCGCGTTTGGTTTCAAGTGGTCTCGTGAAAAGTTATGATTATATTCAGGCTCATGTCATCAATAAGACAAATATCCAGGCTCATAGCCCATCAACCACATTATCCAATCAGCATTCATATACCAATTCTTATTACCCCCCTCAGAAAAACCAACACACGCCGACAACATATTAGACACGCGCTTAGTGAGCGTCCTCGGGCACTTGGCGGAATTCATGCAGTTATACACAGGCGTTGCCCAATACTTCTTCACCACAGGCTTTGTGAGAACCTTCTTGGGGTCGCAAATCTTGGCAAACGACGCCTCGTTTTCTCTGGGTGTTAAAACAATGTTAAGGGGCTTCCTTGTGGGATGCTTCACGACAAACGTGTAAATCCTGCCATCAATAGAATACCCGTCGGTGTTGCTAGGGCCCAATACTTTGTTCTCTAGGGTACTGAGCAGAGTCATTGCATACCGGACTTGATTTGGAACCACCGCGTTGCCCATGAATCCTATGCGGAGTTTGTTCGTCTTGTTGTTCTTCTCTATCTGCCTTGGTGGCTCGTTGTTTTCCCAGTCGAACTTCTCGAGTACTGGGATTTCAAAATCAATACCAGCCCCTTTCTTCACGACCAGACAGAACCATCTGTAGCGCTGGTGAGGGGCGCCGACGCAAGTTGCACGACACGAGGTCCACCTGCAGTCGTACTTTAGATCGTCAAAAGCCTTCACGATGACACTGATGTTCTCGTATGATGCTAGTGTGTGAGAATTTTCCAGGAACAGATACTTGGGCTGACACTCCTTGGTGATGCGCACGACCTCGGTGAAGAGACCAGATGCCTCGTGTTCAAAACCAGTTCCCTTTCCCGCGGTGGAGAAACCGGTACAGGGCCACCCGCCTGTGATGATGTCCACCTTTCCAAGATAGGGAGTTGCGTCAAAGGTACACACGTCGTCAAATACAGGAACGTTGGGGTGCTTCCGCGCTAGGAACCCTCTGGCATCGTCATTCTTTTCCACGTAGGCAATGGGCTCCACGATGCCACGCAGACCGTGAGTGATGCCACCGATGCCAGAGAAGAGATCGATAGCGTGCAGCATTTAACTTAAAGGACATTATTTTATCGACAATTTGACGAACTGACGTGGCCTATATATTGACATATGTGTTTGCTAGGTTTTACATATACTTGTAAATACTCATTATACTGACATCCATAATTGTAGAAATCAATTCTGCTAGTTTTTTCCTAGATGGCGGATTATACTCAAAAAATTCCAGAGCAAAACTGTGAACCATATTCAGTTCATCATTGGTAAATATACGTCTAGAATTAATCATTTTCGCATTGGGATGACGTTCCCAATATCTTCTCATAATAATTTTACTGCTTCCAAAAATATTGCCAACCATTTCCATCACAAGCGTCTTCCTCATCATATGAGAAAAGTCCATAGACATCACCCAAAACAGTTCATCTGCTATCTGGTCATCAGTGGCAATTCTTCTGCCATCAGTATATTCTTGTCCTATGCGTTTCATATGGTCAATTACTGTTGCCGATGACACTTCAAGTAAATCGGCAGCAAACAGAGCAATTGCTCTTTTGGTTGCTCCCGGACCATATTCATCCTTTGCCTGCTGAATAGCACTCTCAATGTCTTCCGCAGTTGATGCCCTTGGTCCTGACATATCTGGCACGATGCGATTCTTCATCGCCTCTCTGTGATTTGCCAATCCTTGTTTGCTGAGTTTCCCACCCAACCCTCCTTCCTTGAGGTTATACCCATATTTCTTTTTCGTTGTTTTGAAGAACTTGGTATAAACTTCTTCCCAATAACACGCATCCTCCTTGGTGTCGCACCACCTTACCGTGATGACTTTAAAATTTTCAGCACCATGTTTACGGATTGCTCCTTCTATGGCAGGACACTTTGATTTTGTTTTCCTACTGTTGTTCACGTGGCATTCAAACCGTTCTTCTGCTGTCAAACTGGAATACCCTATGTAGAATTTTCCAGAAGGAGATATGAGATTGTAAACGCAGAAGTTGGATTGAAATATCATTTGATATGAGATTTCAAAAGATGGTTACATTTCCTTTTTGTTGATATAAATAGCAATTATGTTCCCTGGGTCAAATGATAATTATATCGTCAAATCACGATACAAGTATAGACACAAGTTTTTGTATCTAATGTTTAACCGAACAGGGGCTTTGCATAGATATTTGGATCGATCGACGATTGTTGCCAGGGTCCTATGTCTGCCTTGGGGATGATGGGATCGGCGCGGAGGTCGTAGTTGGCGTTCTTCAGGGAAGAGCCCTGGGTGTTGACACCAATCCACTGGGTGGCGGTCAGGAAGTTCTGCGCCTGCAGGTTCTTGGGGGCCCACATGTCAAAGTCGGCTGCCTCGGGAGAAGGCTTGGGCAGCAGCTGAGAAGAGGGGGTGAGCATGGGCATCATGGGCTGCATCACCTTGGGCACGGAAGTCTCGGCGTCGGCAATGTCACTGCCCTCGAGGTTCACGGTGTCGTAAGTCTCGGCATCGGCCATGTCATCACCCTCCTCCACGTACACATCATCGTCCTCGCCATCGAACATGTCATCGCCCTCGAGGTTTACGATGTCATCATCCTCCTCGTCAGTCTCGGGGTAGTAGATCTCATCATCGTTCTCCATATCGTACTCGGCACCCTCGGCACTGTTCATGTAGAACTCTGCCTTCTTGTAAGGGTTGGGGATGACGATCTTCTTGCCAGAGAAGTTTTCCCACACCTTGTAAAGCACGAACACAATAGCAAGTGCGGCCAAAATTTTTATAATCATGTGCGAGTCCATTGCTTCTTTATATGTTAATATATATTATTTTTTTTTTGACTCAAAAATTTTACGCAAATCGCATTTTTTGCGTGAGTTCGCGGGTCAAGTCACAACTACTCAAAGTAAGTGGTCACAGGTTTCTTGAACTTTGTGATCTTGCACTTAGGAGGTTTCACGAGCTGAACCTGGACAAGAGAGAAAATTACGCCAAACTCCAGCTGCCCAAAGTTAATCTCAGAGGCTTCGAGGATACAACGTACACCAATGGGAGTTTCAAAATCATTGCCAATGAGACGCTCTTCCTCGTCAAAAGAAGCAAGGTCCTTGTCAACTTTCACCTTGAGAATGTTCCCGTCCAGGAAAGACTTGAACCCACCTTCTATGGTAGCATCGTCAAGGTCCTTCTTGAACCACAAGCTCTTGTTTACCTTTACGGCGGCTAGAATACTTTTTTCTACACCATCAACAAACTTGGCAAACTTGGAAGAAACTTTAAGGGAAGCAATATTTGTCAGAGGCTCGTTAAGCACAACAACCGGTGTCTGGATCACGAGAGGTTTAGAAAATGGCACAATATACATACCATTCTCCTTGCGCATTAGTGAGAAATGTTCTACCACAGGAGAAACATCCTCGTAATACCGAATGGAAATGTCTTCCTCGGGAGACAAATCGTGTGAAACCTCAAATACAGCATTCTCCTTAACTTCCTCATCTTCCTTATCTTCCTCGACTTCCTTATCATCTTCCTCGACTTCCTTATCTTCCTTGACTTCCTTATCATCTTCCTTGACTTCCTTATCTTCCTCGACTTCCTTATCTTCCTCGACTTCCTTATCTTCCTCGACATCAGCATTGTCATCAATCAATGACTCACTGCCAGGGAGAACAATTTCATCAATGCCCTCGATACCCACATCATCATCGCTCTCACTGTCCTCCTCTTCATCAACTATGGTTTCCAAGACAACATCGGTTTCAAGGTCCACCTTGATTTGACGAGGGAAGTGCTTGCTCAAGGGGCCTGGGGATTCAGCAATGCGATGCATTTATTTCTTCGCACATAAAACTTTAATCCTTTTTACGCAAATTAGGAAATCCAATCGAACTCCTCGCCAAAAGCATCGGCCTCATCATAGCTATCAAACTTTTGAATTTTGAAATGAAGCTTCTCCTCCTTATCAAGAGTGCCGTTTTCCTGTGCGATCATAACGCACCGGCTGGCGTTGATACTACTGAGTATGTCCGTATAAAGCTGGCGGAGCATCGCAAGCTCGGCGACCATCCGCTGCTCATACTCGAACAATTCCTTATGCATCGCAAACATCTTCTTGAGGAATGCCACGTCACTCTTGGGAAGATGATCATCAAAAGTCCTGACAAACATGTTATCCTGGTGGAAATAACCGACGGGGATAATGCTCCTCATGTATTCGGTATAAGAGACCTCCTCAATGGCTAGGTCAATGAGATATCGAAGGTCGCTCAGGCGGACGTTAACGGGGAAAGAGCGGTGGACCATGTTGGTTGTTTGGGAGCTTTGGGAGCTTTGGTTGTTGGGAGCTTTTTGTTTGGTAAAGATAGAAGAGCAACTGATGTCTTTTATGCCTTTCTGGGGCACCGGGGTCAAATGACATTTCCCTGGATCAAATGACAATCACCGGGGTCAAATGACAAGGAAACACAGCACGCACAGCACATCATATTGACGCATTAAAGATAATGGTATTTATCTGTAAAAAATCATATAAAATGGGTTTCATTTACAAGCTCACATCACCATCAGGAAAGAGCTATATAGGACAGACTATTCGACCAATAAAAGAACGCTTTGAAGAACATCAATACCAAAACAGCTATTGTGTGGCAATCTGTAATGCCATACAAAAGTACGGATGGGATAATATTGATAAGGACTGGTATGAGTGTCCAGATGAGGACTTGAACTTTGACGAAGAACTCCTGGTGCGTGAGATGGGGACGCTAGCACCTGGTGGATACAACCTTCGCGAGGGCGGAGGTGCTACAGGAAAGATGAGTGAGGGAACCAAACAAAAAATGAGCAATGCACGACTTGGAGATAAGAATCCAATGTTTGGGAATGGTCATCTGTTATCAGGTGAGAGGAATGGGATGTATGGAAAAACTCATACCATAGAAGTTAAATAAATATTAGAGAAGCAAATATTGGAAAAATACTGAGTGAAGAGCATAAACAAAAAATCAGAGAAGCAAATATTGGAAAAACACACACCGAAGAATCAAAAAGAATGATGAGCGAATCAAAAAGAGGTGATAAACATCCAATGTATGGAAAAACTCACACCAAAGAAGCTAAAAAAAAAATGAGCACAGCACACCGAGGGGAGAAAAATGGTATGTTTGGAAATGGACACTTGATGTCTGGTGAGAAGAATCATTTTTATGGTAAAACTCACACGGAGGAAGCAAAGCAGAAGAACAGAGAAGCACACCTTGGTAAACATCACACGGAGGAAGCAAAGCAGAAGAATAGAGAAGCAAACCAAGGTGAGAATAATACAACTTCCAAGAAAGTATATCAGTATGATATTGATGGAAATTTCATATGGTCATTTGCTTCCTGTGGGGAAGCAGCGCGACATCTTAAAAAGAAAGATGGTTCTGCAATATCAAGATGTGCACGTGGCAATATTGATATTGCGTATGGTTTCAAATGGTCGTACACAGAGTTGTAATTATATAAAATATTACCATATGTAAATATGTTGTCAAGTAAGAAAAGTGTCAGTCCTATATATTCCAAAAAGAAAGGAGGGCTCTTACCTCTCCCACCCAGAAGAAAATTTCGGAAGTCTCCGCCTGCGATGACACCTCCTAAGGCCACGGATAAAACAGAGATTGCTCAGCCACCCGATCATAAATACGCGTTAGGAGAGATAGTACATGTGTACCTAAACGACCGTGCTACAAAAATAGTAGGTGTGCGTCCATGGTCTTACACTGGGAAACCCTTGACAAAAGTTTCAACTGAGGGAAAAATTATACAAGCTTCGACAGAGAAAGCCACCGTGGCATATACAAAACCTTCTGGGTCGTTCAGTGCTAGACTAAAAGGCGCGACGCCTATGAGCGTTAATGGGGGGGTTCCATTGTTTGCTCTTATGAATTCCGACTTCATCGCGGATGACGTAGAGACATATGCCACGAAGTCGAACAGGAAAGTGGGAGAACTCATCACGGTATATCTGGATCCTATAAGTGGTCAACCCGTGGAAGAAAAGACGATATACAGTGTGCAAGGGCGCATAGTAAAACCAGGTAAGGTTGAAATCCCCAAGACAATAATTAAAACAGTAGTGGTCCGTGGGTCATTGCCAGTTGGTAAACGCATCGAATTATTCATTAATGGCGAGAAGACATCGCTCAAAAAAATGAGCGAATCGTCCGTGCGAGTGCCGGGAACTGTGGTCGACGTCAAGGATGGTGTGAGTACCGTGAGCTACAAGATTCCTTCTCGAAAGACAGGCCAGTTTGTTTCACGATATTCTCCTACAAATGTGACCGGGCAGTTCGTCACGGATCCGAGATTCATTCGTCAAATATCTCCAGAAAAGCAGCGTGCGATTGCTGCCTTCAAGCCCCCAGTTCCACCTCTGTGTGTTGCTGAGACGTTCAACCCACGGGCCTCCAACAACTGTTTCGTGACTGGTATGGAAAAGCGTTTGGAGCCAATAAAACAGGCAAAACGTAAATACAAGGGAACGGCGGGTGCAAATGAGTTCTGTGATTTCAGTAACCCAAAGATCCAAGCTCATCAACTGGCAGTTTTTGAGTATGCTCGTATTCTAGCCAGCAGGTCTCCTAAGGAAATCGGAGGAATCCGTGGCATGCTGTGCTATCATAGCGTGGGCAGTGGAAAGACGGTAACAAGTCTTGGCATTGCTCTTGCTTTCTGGAAGACTCAGAGAAACATCATCCTTGCAACAACTCCAAACAACATGAAGGATAATAGTCCCGCTGTATACACAGAGAACTTGTTCAAGTTCTATCCGGAATATGTAAAGATGGTGTACAAGGATAAGCCACTTCCAGAATTTACAAGAGGGCCGTTCAATAGAACAGTGCTGTACAAAGGAGTAACCATGACTGCTGATAAGGCCCTGAAGGCCTGGTGCAATGAAAAACCAAACATAAAACCCATGAGCGATCGCATTAGAACATATAGTTTCGTCACCTTTGCAAGTTTCCTAGGGTTTAAGGGCAAGGGAGTACTGGGAAGAGCAGCGGCAGAAGGAGATGCTTTACTATTAGGTTCTCACAGCACACAAAGGCTACCCGGGACCAAACCATCTACCCTCAAAGCCACAGGGTCGGTCCTTATAATGGACGAAGTGCAGTCAATGTTCAAACCGGGAGGAGGAGGAGAGGACTATGTAAACTCCGTAAAGTGGCTGCGGTCCGAGCTCACCAAGTCAAAGTATGCCAAGAGAATGTATGTGTTCGCCCTCACGGGAACTCCAGGTGGGACGGTGAAGGACATCCTCTCTGTGGTAAACTTTGTCCGTCCTCTGAATGTACCAAAAATACGCCCCCAGGACCTTAACACTCACCCAGAGTGGCTAAAGGGATACATTTCTTACGTTGAATTGCGTAATGACACCTCGGTGTATGGCGTAAAGAATGTTAAAAATGTGTTTGCGCAGATGGACCCCAAGTATTACGCTGGGTATCTCAGAATAATTGCAGGTGGCAAGACAACAACTATCGAAGGAAAGGAAAAGGATGATGTGAAGCTCAAGAAGAAGATCACATTCTCAGAAAGTCTTCGCGAGGACAAGAAACCAGGGTATATGGGCCTTGCAATCGGGGCCGGCGACGCATTGACAACAAAGTCTGCTATAACTGGTATATACTCCAAAGAAGAACTGGACAACCTTATGCGCCGAGACATGACGGGGGGTATACCGGCAGCGATAATGTTCCAGGG